ACTTGTAGAGAAGAAGGTTTTTGGTTTTATAACAAAAATAAGCCTATCTATATTACTGGTACTCATTATATGTACTTGCAGTGGAGTAAAATTGACGTTGGGGCACCAGACTTTCGGGAATCAAATAGATTATTCTTCATTTTCTGGGAAGCTTGTAAGGCAGACATACGATCCTATGGGATGTGTTACCTTAAGAACCGTAGATCTGGTTTCTCTTTCATGGCCTCAGGAGAGGTGGTTAATTTGGCGACCATATCCTCTGACTCAAGATATGGCATTTTATCAAAATCTGGGCCTGATGCCAAGAAGATGTTTACCGATAAGGTGGTACCAATATCAGTTAACTATCCCTTCTTTTTCAAGCCGACCCAGGACGGAATGGACCGTCCAAAGACCGAGCTTGCCTACAGAGTACCAGCAACCAAATACACAAGAAGAAAACTTACCGTCGCTACCAATGAAACCTCGCAAGAGGATTTACAGGGATTGGACACCACGATCGATTGGAAGAACACCGGCGATAACTCCTACGATGGGGAGAAACTCAAACTCCTCGTCCACGATGAGAGTGGGAAATGGGAACGCCCGAACAACATCCTCAACAACTGGCGTGTTACGAAAACCACCCTTAGATTAGGTAGTAGAATTATTGGTAAGTGTATGATGGGTTCAACATCAAACTCTTTAGATAAAGGCGGTAGAAACTTTAAAAAATTATATGACGACTCAGATGTTACTAAAAGAAACAGCAACGGACAGACTCGCTCAGGATTATATTCTTTGTTCATACCTATGGAATGGAACTACGAAGGATACATTGATTCTTATGGAATACCTGTATTTGAAACGCCGACAAAACCAGTTGAAGATCCTCACGGGGTTAAAATAAAACAAGGTGTTATAGAGTATTGGGATAATGAAGTTGAAGGTCTTAAGCAAGACCAAGACGGTTTAAATGAATTTTATAGACAATTTCCACGTACAACAAAGCATGCTTTTAGAGACGAATCAAAACAATCTTTATTTAATCTAACTAAAATTTACGAGCAAATAGATTTTAATGAAGATTTAAAAAATACATTAAATGTAACTAAAGGAAGTTTTCAGTGGGAAAATGGTCAACAGGATACTAAGGTAATATTTGTTCCAAACAAAAATGGAAGATTTTTAATTACTTGGGTGCCTGAAATTTCTTTACAAAACAGAAGATATAATAAAAACGGCACTAATTATCCAGGTAATGAACATATGGGAGCTTTTGGATGTGATCCGTATGATATATCTGGAACAGTAGACAAAAGAGGTTCTAATGGATCTTTACATGGTTTAACTAAATTTAGCATGGATAATCACCCTCCTAATCATTTCTTTTTAGAATACATAGCTAGACCTCAAACTGCTGAAATATTTTTTGAAGATGTTCTTATGGCGTGTGTATTTTATGGTATGCCTATATTAGCTGAAAACAATAAACCAAGATTACTTTATTACTTTAAAAAAAGAGGTTATAGAGGTTTTGCTATGAATAGACCAGATAAAAAAAGAAACAAATTATCTATAACAGAAAGAGAAATAGGTGGTATACCTAACTCTAGTGAAGATATAAAACAAGCTCACGCAGCTGCAATAGAAACATACATAGAACATTTCGTAGGTTTAAAAGAGACTGGTTATGGAGACATGTATTTACAAAGAACATTAGAAGACTGGGCTAAATTCAATATAAATAATAGAACCTCTCACGATGCTTCTATTAGTTCTGGTTTAGCTTTAATGGCTTGTAATAAACATAGATATACACCATTTGCTAAAAGAGAATTAAAATCTATTGATTTAGGTATAAAAAGATATAATAACAAAGGTGCTTCATCAAAAATAATAAGTTAAATGAATATATATACTAACACTAACAGTCCTTTTCCAAGTCAAGTAGTGAGTGATGCAGAGAAAGCAAGCTTAGAATACGGTTCACAAGTAGCTCAAGCTATTGAGCAAGAGTGGTTTTCTCAAGGAAGGACTAGTGGTAATAGATACTTAACTAACTGGAATAATTTCCACATGTTAAGAACATATGCTAGAGGAGAGCAATCTATTCAAAAATACAAAGACGAATTAGCTATAAATGGTGATTTGTCTTATTTAAATTTAGACTGGAAACCTGTTCCAATATTATCAAAATTTGTAGACATATTAGTAAACGGTATATCTTCTAAAACTTATGATATAAAAGCTTATGCTCAAGATCCTGAAGCTATAAAGAAAAGAACTAGTTATGCTTCAAAGATATATGAAGATATGTTGTCTAAAGAATATTTAGAAAACTTGCAACAAACTTTAGGTATTGATTTATACCAAGCACCTAGTAAAGATTTAATTCCAGAAACAAAAGAAGAATTAGAGCTTCACATGCAATTATCTTACAAACAAAGCGTAGAGATTGCAGAAGAAGAAGCTATATCTAGCATATTAGCTCAAAATAAATTTGACCTAACTAAACGTAGGTTAAACATGGATTTAACTGTTTGTGGAATAGCAGCAGCTAAAACAAATTTTAATACATCTAACGGTGTTACTGTTGACTATGTTGATCCTGCTTATATGGTTTATTCTTATACTGAAGATCCTAATTTTGAAGATATATATTATGTAGGTGAATTAAAAGCTATTACAATACCAGAGCTTAAAAAAGAGTTTCCAAACATAACTGAAGAAGAACTTAAGAGAATACAATCAATGCCTGGTAATAGATCTTACGTTACAGGTTGGGGTGATTATGATAATAATACTGTTCAAGTTTTATATTTTGATTACAAAACATATAGCAATCAAGTATTTAAAATAAAACAAACTGATCAAGGCTTAATAAAAGCTATTGAAAAACCAGATACTTTTAATCCACCTGAAAATGACAACTTTGAAAGAGTGTCAAGATCTATAGAAGTTTTATATAGTGGTGCTAAAGTTTTAGGCACAAACACAATGCTAAAATGGGAGTTAGCAGAAAACATGACAAGACCTTTTGCAGATACTACAAAAGTAAGAATGAATTACGCTATATGTGCTCCAAGAATATATAAAGGTAGAATAGAGTCTATTGTAAGCAAATGTACTGGTTTTGCAGATATGATACAATTGACTCATTTAAAATTACAACAAGTTTTATCAAGAATGGTTCCTGATGGTGTTTATTTAGATATGGACGGGATAGCAGAAGTTGATTTAGGTAATGGAACAAACTATAATCCAGCAGAAGCATTAAATATGTATTTCCAAACTGGTAGTATTGTTGGTAGATCGTTAACGCAAGAAGGCGATATGAATCCTGGTAAAGTTCCTATACAAGAACTTAGCTCTTCTACAGGACAAGGTAAAATACAAAGCTTAATTAGCACATATCAATATTACTTACAAATGATAAGAGATGTGACTGGTTTAAATGAAGCTAGAGATGGTAGTTTACCTGATCGTAACACATTAGTAGGATTGCAGAAATTAGCCGCTAATGCATCTAATGTAGCTACTAGACATATTGTACAATCTAGTTTATATTTAACTCTTAAACTAGCAGAAAATATTAGCTTAAAAGTAGCAGATGCTTTAGAGTTTCCACTAACAAGATCTTCTTTACAAAATTCTATATCAACATTTAATGTTAAAACTTTAAATGAAATATCTAATTTAAATTTACATGATTTTGGAATTTTCTTAGAATTAGAACCAGATGAAGAAGAAAGACAACAGTTAGAAGCAAATCTACAGATAGCTTTGCAAGCTGGCAATATTGATGTTGAAGACGCTATAGATTTAAGACAAATAAAAAATCTTAAGTTAGCTAATCAAATGCTTAAAGTAAAACGTAAGCAAAAAGAAAAACAAGATCAACAAGCTCAACAAGCTAATATAGCCGCGCAAGGTGAAGCTCAAGCTTCTACAGCTGAAAAAACAGCTTTAGCTGAAGTTCAAAAACAACAAGCTATATCTGGCGCTAACGTAGAATACGAAAAAGCTAAGAGTGAGTTTGAAAAAGATCGCATGCAATTACAAGCTCAGTTAGATCAACAAAAAATGATGCAACAACATCAAAACGCTATGGAGTTGGCTAAATTAGAAGAGCAAAGCGTAAATACAAGAGAAAAACAAAGAGAAAATCGTAAAGACGAGAGAATAAAGATGGAGGGTACACAGCAAAGTAAAATGATTGCGCAAAGAAAAAATGATAGTAATCCTATAGATTTTAAATTGCAAAGTCAATTAGTTTCTGGTACAGAAACTTCCATTTAGTAGTAACTATTTAATTATATTATATTATGTCAAAACAAACACAAACCGCAGAGGTTAAACAAGAAGGTGAGTTTAAATTAAAAACAAAGCCAAAAAAACCAAAACAATTAGGTAACGAAAAACAAGAAACAAAAAAGGTTAATATTAATCCAAAAGAACCTTTAGTTAAATTAGAACCTAATGTTAAGAAAGTAGAAATTAAAAAAGAAGATAATGCCATTCAAATCGGAGAAACAAAGGAAGTACCTGTGGAAAAACCATCCGGAGATAGCGCAAAGGTGGGAGAATCTATACAAGAGCCCAACAAGACTGTTGAAGGGTTTTCTCCAATCAAAGAAGTAACTGATCAAGAAATCAAAAAAGTTGAGTCTCAAGTAAAAGAAGCTAAAAGAGACGAGCAAGTATTAGGTAAAAAATTACCTGAAAATGTAGAAAAACTAGTAGATTTCATGCAAGATACAGGAGGTACTGTAGAAGATTATGTTAGATTAAACGCTGATTATAGTAAAATAGATGAAAAAGCGTTATTAAAAGAATATTACAAAAAAAATAAACCTCATTTAGATAGTGAAGATGTAGAAATAATATTAGAAGATTTTACATGGGATACTGATATAGACGAGGAAAAAGATATACGAAAGAAAAAATTAGCTTTTAAAGAAGAAGTAGCTAAAGCTAGAACTTATTTAGATGATCTAAAAGACAAATACTATGACGAAATAAAATCTCGACCAGGTGTTACTCAAGATCAACAAAAAGCTATGGATTTTTTTAATCGTTACAATAAACAGCAAGAACAAGCTGAGCAACTACATGCGGAGTTTAAACAAAATACTCAAGAGCTATTTAGCGATCAATTCAAAGGTTTTGATTTTGATGTTAGTGGTAAAAAGTATAAGTATAATATTCAAAACCGTGATGTAGTCGCAGAAAACCAGTCAAATATTAACAATCTGATAGGGAAGTTCCTAGACGCAGATGGTAATGTAGTAGATCCGAATGGTTATCACAAAGCAATGTATGCTGCTGAAAACGTAGATAAAATAGCTACACATTTTTATGAGCAAGGTAAAGCCGATGCTGTTAAAGATGTATTAAACAAATCTAAAAACCTTACTAGTGTAAAAGCAAGAGAAGGTAATACGGGTGAAGTTTTTGTTGGTGGAATGAAAGTGAAATCAATTAGTGGCACGGATTCTACAAAACTTAGAATAAAAAAACACAAATTTAACTAAAACAATTATTAATTATGGGAACATTAAGTCCACAATTTGGATCTATTTTACCATCTCAGGAACAACAATTGCTAAATACTAACTATTTACAATTTAACACCGGAGGTGCTAATGATTTTATCCAACAATATTTACCAGAGGTCTACGAACAAGAAGTAGAGCGTTATGGAAACAGAACGTTATCTGGATTTTTAAGAATGGTCGGTGCAGAAATGCCAATGACATCTGATCAAGTAATCTGGTCTGAACAAAATAGATTACACATTGCATATGACGGCGTAAGTATTACAGCTGTTGGTGCAGGAACAACAACTTTAACAATTGCAATTTCAGCTGCTCCATTACCAATACAAGAAAACGTAATGAGTATCAATGATACAGTGGTAGTTTTAGATCCAGCAACTGGATTAGAAGCTAAATGTATCGTTACTGCTTCTACTGTAGGTGTTGGTGGTACTATCGAAGTAACATCTTTCCAAGATTCAGCTAATGATTTGACTACTCAAGGATTTTCTGCTTCTGGCTTGAAAGTGTTTGTATACGGTTCTGCTTATACTAAAGGAACAAGTATAGATGCTGGTGGTGCTGGTAACTCTAATGTTAGAAATAGCGTAGAGCCTAGACTTACTCAGTATGCTAACTCACCAGTTATTATTAGAGATCAATACGTAGTATCTGGTTCTGATATGGCACAAATTGGTTGGGTAGAAGTTGCTACAGAAGATGGAGCTTCAGGATACTTATGGTACTTAAAATCTGAGTCTGAAACAAGATTAAGATTTGAAGATTACCTAGAGATGGTATGTGTAGAAGGTGAATTAAATGACAATGCTGGTGCAGGTGTTTATCAACAATCACAATTACCAGGTACTCAAGGTTTATTTGCTGCAATCGAAGATAGAGGTAATGTTGAAGTAGGATTTACTGCTGCAACAGGTATTTCTGATTTTGATGAAATTCTTAGAAACTTAGATACTCAAGGTGCGATTGAAGAAAACATGCTTTTCTTACAAAGACAAACAGCTTTAGATTTTGATGATATGCTTGCGGGTATTTCTGCAGGATTTAACGGTGGTGTAGCTTTCGGTTTATTTGAAAACTCAGAAGAAATGGCTTTAAACTTAGGTTTCAGTGGTTTCAGAAGAGGTTCTTATGACTTTTACAAAACTGATTGGAAATACTTAAATGATGCTTCTACAAGAGGTGCTATCGTAGGTATCAATTCAATTGAAGGTGTATTAGTACCAGCTGGAACATCAACTGTTTACGATCAAATCTTAGGAACTAATATCAGAAGACCATTCTTACATGTTCGTTATAGAGCTTCACAAGCTGATGACAGAAGAATGAAATCTTGGATTACTGGTTCTGCTGGTGGTGCATTTACTTCAACTCTTGATGCTATGGAGGTTAACTTCCTATCAGAAAGATGTTTAGTAACTCAAGCTGCTAACAACTTTGTATTATTCAAAGGAGTATAATAACTCAATACTAATGTAATTTTTACCCTCGTTATATCAACGGGGGTAATTATTACTTTTATAAACTATTTAATTATATTATATTATGGCTAAAAAAGCTAAAGCAGAAGAAATTGTTGAGGTTGCACCTCAAGAAGTAGCAGTAAAAACTGCACCAAAAAACGAAAGACCACAAACAAAAAAACCTGAGTGGGAAATAAAAAATAGAGTTTATTATTTAAAAGGTAAAAAATCACCTTTAACTCTAACTATACCAGGTAAGCATACTAGAAAACACGCTTTACTTTGGTTTGATTCAGAAAAACAAAAACAAAGAGAATTAAGGTATGCAACAAACATGAGTTCTCCATTTGCAGATGAGCAAACAGGAGAAGCTACATTAGGACATATTGTCTTTAAAGACGGGACATTAAACGTTCCATCTTCTGATATTGCTTTACAAAAATTATTAAGTTTATATCACCCTTTAAAAGATAAAATGTATTATGAATTTAAACCTATTGCTGTTGCTTCTAATGAATTAGAGCACATTGAATGGGAAATAGACGCGTTAAACGCTGCTAGAAATATAGAAATAGATGAGGCTGAGGCTATAATGAGAGTTGAATTAGGATCAAAAGTTACAACTATGAGTTCTAAAGAAATAAAAAGAGATCTATTACTTTTTGCTAGAAGAAATCCTAGATTATTTATGGATTTAGCTGGCGATGACAATGTAATGTTAAGAAACTTAGCTATTAGAGCTAGGGAAGCTGGCATAATAAAAATATCTCAAGATCAAAGAACTTTCTTCTGGGGATCAAATGATAGAAAATTAATGAATGTACCGTTTGATGAAAATCCATATAGTGCGTTTGCTAGTTTCTTAAAAACTGATGAAGGTGTAGAAATCTATAAATCTATAGATAAAAAACTAAATTAACAAGTGATAATAATATAAGGGGTGACATTAGTCACCTCTATATTATAATAAAAAAAATATAATGGTAGATATAAATACAGTATATACAACAGTATTGTACATTTTAAATAAAGAGCAGAGAGGTTATATACCACCTGCTGAATTTAATAGTTTAGCTACTCAAGTTCAAAAAGAAATATTTAATTCTTATTTTCCAGATGGAAATCAATTAAATAGAGCTAATCAGCAAAACATACAAAATGATACTGAGTTTTTTAATATGTTTAAAGACAACGCTTTTAAAATATCTTATTTTGAACAAGATGTTGACTTTGTTTACAGCGCTGTTGATGATATATGGACATATAATAACCCTTCTAGATCTTTATATAGAACAGGTGAGATTATATCTACTTACGATGGAAATCCAACTTTAAATTCAGTAACTGAGTTTGCTAGTAAAAAAGAGTTTACAGAAATAACGAACTCTAAATTAACTTCTCCTACAACACAATATCCTTTGTGTTATATAACTAACGTACTATCTGCGAGTTTTTATATAGTAGCTTTAAAAATATCACCACAACCAGACTCTGTAAAGGTTAACTGTGTTGTAAATCCAAGAAATCCATCGTGGGCTTTTACTACAGGAACTTTAGGGCAATACTTATATGACTTTAACAATTCTGTTATGTTCGAAATAGATGAATCAGAACAAACAAACTTGATTACTGGTATATTAAAATATGCTGGCGTAATAATAAGAGATCCAGAAATAATCCAAGCAGCTACGCAAGAAGCCGCTAAAGTACAACAAAACGAAAAAGCATAATGGCACATATAACAGAAACAAACGCGCAGTATTATCAAGGAGCTCAAGGTTTTAAATCGACTGGTGGTACTGATTATCCAGCTACTTTTAACCAAGATTTAGTTTATTTTACTTCAGACCCTACTGTAAACACTTACGCATTAAATAATTTTAAAGTTTATTCTAGCGCAACTGGTTTACCAGGTACTTATGTTGAAACAAATGGAGCAGGTGTTTTTGATGTAGAAAATAATGTTTTAAAATTTGGAGTTGCGCCACCTGCTGGAACATTTATAGTTATACAATTAAAAAAATTAGACGGAGGAATATACGGTGCTACTGAAGCTGAAAAAGCTTTTGGTGATACGGTAGAAGATAATTATGGAGGTTACCAATATGTTAAGCTAAACGATATTGTAAATAATTTTATGGTTGGTTATGTTGGTGATGGAAAAATAATACAAACATGTAAAAAATCTGATGTTGTTTTCTTTGCAAAAAGAAGTCTACAGGAATTTAGTTATGATACTTTAAAAAGTATTAAATCTCAAGAACTAACAGTTCCAGCTAGTTTATCTTTAGTAATACCTCAAGACTACGTTAATTATGTTAATGTTTCTTGGATAGATGCTTTAGGAGTAAAACATCCTTTATATCCTAACAATAATATTACTATAAACCCATATTATAATTTAGTACAAGGTGATGACGGTGTGCCAACACAAGATACTTTTGGTCAAGATATAGAAGGAACTTCTCTTACTGAAGAAAGATGGAGAAATGCTAATCAAAAATTAATAAACGGAACTTGGTATGCTGATTTTGATTGGTTTGGTTATGCTAATTCAGATTTATGGAGTTTAAATGGACCTTGGAATTGGGGTAGATTATACGGTATAGATCCTCAGTATTCTAACTCTAACGGTTTTTTTGGTATTAACGAAAGAACTGGTCATTTTACTTTTTCTAGCAATTTAGTAGATAGGTTAGTTGTGATAGAATATATATCTGATGGTTTAGCTTATGATTTAGATACTAAAGTACCTAAGTTAGCTGAAGACGCTATGTATAAAAGCATGTTATATAATATAGTCTCAGTAAGAGCTGGTCAACCAGAAGGTGTAGTACAAAGATATAAAAAAGATAGATACGCTGCTTTGCGTAACGCTAAGATAAGATTATCAAATATAAAATTAGAGGAAATTACGCAAGTTATGCGTGGTAAATCTAAATGGATAAAACACTAGAATTTAATGGCAAAAATTGTTAACACCTTTGTTAAAGGTAAACTTAATAAAGACCTAGATGCTCGTTTAGTTCCTAACGGAGAGTATAGAGATGCTAAAAATATACAAGTTAGCAAGTCAGAAGGACCAGATGTTGGAGAATTAGAAAATGTTTTAGGTAATGAAGAAGTGTTTAACTTTCAGAGTGATATTGGCTTAGTTGGAACAGACGTAAGATGTATAGGTTATTTAACTGATGAATCTACAAGTAATATATATTTATTTCTTACTCAGTATGCTGATCCAAATCCAGATCAATTAAACTATAGCTTAAGTAACAAATCTTGTATAGTAAGATATAATACACAAGATCCAGTTGTAATTGGTACTAATCCAATAAAGCTAGTTGAAGGTCCTTTTTTAAACTTTTCTACAACAAATCCTATTTATGGTGTTAATCTTTTAGAAGGTTTACTTTATTGGACTGATAATAGAAATCAACCTAGAGTTATAAACGTAGATAGAGCTGAAGCTGAAGGATTAACATATTACACTACAGAAGATCAAATATCTGTAGCTAAATATAATCCATGGCAACCTATAAATCTTTTTCAAGAAAGCGTATTATCACCTGGTGATTACGAGACTACAATGAAAGATGTTACTAGTTTATTTTTACCTAATGGTGGAAGCGTTTTATGTAACGGAACTTTTGATGGTGGGGCTAATCCTAATGTTGACAATGCTCAAGGTGTTTGGCCTTCTACTAATGATAAAGTGTATTATGAAGATGCTACTGGTGATATAATAGATACAGGATCAATAGTAGGTATAGCTGACGCAGCTGCTCAGACAATATTTACATCTCCCACTCTTAGTTCAGCTTTAGCTGATGGTACTAAATTAATATTTCAACCTAACCCTTATTATGATAAAAACTTTGCAGGTGATCCATCTTATTTAGAGAACTTATTTGTTAGATTTAGTTATAGATATAGATACGAAGACAATGAGTATTCTTTAATGGCTCCTTTTACTCAAATAGCTTTTATCCCTAAGCAAGATGGTTATTTTATGTATATAAAGCAAGATATACCTAGAATAAGTCAAGACGATCAATCAGACGCTTATAGAAGTACTGTTGTTCAGTTTGTTGAAAACAAAGTAGATGCTATAAAGTTAATTTTTAATTTACCTTACAGTGGTGACACATTAAGAGATGAGTTAAAAATCAAAGAAATGGAAATACTTATAAAAGAATCTGATGGTATTGCTATTAGAATTATAGATACTGTTTCGATTAGTGAAATAGAATCTAAATCTGGTTCTACCTCTATCTTTACTTATGATTATTTATCTAAAAAACCTTTTAAAGTATTAACAACAGCTGAAAGCACTAGAGTCTCAGATAAAATACCAGTAAGAGCTTTTGCTCAAGAAATTAGTGGCAATAGAGTAATATATGGTAATTTTCAAAATAAACATACTCCGCCTGCATTTATAGATTACAACGTTGGTGTAAGTGAAAAATCAGAATTTAACTTATTAACAGGTACAGCTACTGTTGATGGAAATCAAACTGTGCCAAATAAAGGATCTTTAACTATTACAGCATGGACACCTTCAGATGGTGCTAGTCAAATATTAGTAGGTAGCGAAGTTTTTGATAGCTCTGGTAATTTGCTTTTTGTAGTTAGCGGTTTACCAATACCTAACACAGAAATAGGAATATCTATTGGAGGTACTTTTACTAATGGAGATTTATTAACTTTTAAACCTGTTGGTGAAGATACAACAACTACCAGTGTCGTAGAATACCCTAATTCAACGTTAAAACAAAATAGAAACTACCAAGTTGGTATTGTTTTATCTGATAGATTTGGAAGACAATCATCTGTGGTTTTATCTCAAAATGACACAATAAGTTCTATAGGTGGCCAAGCTTTTATTGGTGATACAGTATATAACGACTATTTAAATCCTGGTCAAGAACCTGGTTTGTGGAGAGGTGATTCCTTAAAAGTATTATTTAATAATGTAATTGGTCCAAATGTTTTTAATAGATCAACTTTAGAGCCTGGTTTATATAATGGGGATGCTACCTCTACTAGTTATAATCCTTTAGGTTGGTATTCTTATAAAATTGTAGTTAAACAAACAGAGCAAGAATATTATAATGTTTATTTACCAGGTATTATGTCTGCTTATCCTGAAGATTTAGTATTAGAAGAAAATAACACAGCGCACGCGGTTTTAATAAATGATAATATAAATAAGGTTCCTAGAGATTTAACAGAAGTTGGTCCTGATCAAAAACAATATAGAAGTTCTGTTCAATTATTTGGTAGAGTAGAAAACACAAACAATGTTTTAAATTTAAACTCACCTAGTCTTGAAGACCTTCCTTCTTTTAGTGATGTTGGAGAAGCTAATACGCAATATTACCCTGAAATAAAAGCAGACACTGTTTCAACTATATCAGTTCTTCGTGATTTATTTGATTTTAATCCAATAGATCCACCAAGACCTAATTATTTTCCTCAATTTTATTTATTTGAATCTAATCCTTCTATAGCAAGAATTAGTACTCAAAAGAAAATAGGAGAAGCTGCA